AACATATATATATAATTATATATATTTGTTATTGTTGCGAAATCATTTTTAGCAAATGCTATTGCTATAGATAATGTAAATATTAATATAGCACAACATCCTAATAATATTATAATTTGGGTTATAATATTTATAAGCTTTATCATACTTTATCTAATAGTAATAACATTATCCATAGAATAAATTGACCAAGTACAACAATTAATGTTATAGTTGTCATCAAATTGTTCTTTTGTCTTTTATCCATATATGTTGTTTTTTGATAAAAAATAAGTTTAGAAAGTTGCTATAATGATGACTCAATTAGTTTGAAACGGTAAACCATAGCTCTCACAGTTAAACTGCAAGAGCTATATATTAGGTTTACTCGTCATCATCGTCATCGTCATCTTGTTGATTTTTTTTAGGTTCTGAAACAGGATTACCAACGCTTTCATTTGCTTCTGGTTTATTGACACGTTTCTCATACCAATATGAACCGTTAGCAATGTTTGCATTTGCGTTTCTTGTAATTACTTCAATATAAGTTCCTCCGTTAAGGTCATTATCCCATTCGTTTGAGTCCTTATAATCAGTAATTTCGCCCGTCTTTTCGTCAACAATCATCTCAAGACGTGAATACCCAACAGCGTTAAGTTGTGTTAATTCCTTTTGCTCACCGTTTGCGTCAGCGTAGTAAATTTTACTTACACCCAATACCTCGCTTACTGGCAAAGTTTTATACACTAACGGCAACGAAAATTCACAATCAGATAACTTAACGACTTCTCCCTTCTTTGTTGTAAAGGTTTTTGAATCGTTTTCCATACACTTAATAAATCGGTCAAGATTTTTCTTGTACGCTTTTGCGGTTTCATCCTCAGTGGGAAACAAACACTTAACAAGATTAATGTTGCGTATTGCAGCCGCTTGGGGATTCAATACCTTAACACCTCCAATCGTGATGAACGTAGGTGCATCCTTAGCGCCTTGTGAATAACTGAATGTACACACGTAAAACTCATCGCCATTAGTTCGAGTTCTTTTTTCTGCTGAAATCAATTTGCTTAACATGATTTTTTTCTCCTTTCTTGATTACTTGTTACTTGTGTGGAATAGCCCAACAGATACAAGCCCGTAGGGGTGTTCCACTCCGATACAAGGTAGAGGGGTGTGAATTTTTGCTGCTTCACGCACACAGATTTCTTCACCAAAAAAATTTTTTATATATTTTTATTTTAAATAATGTTAAAAAATAGCTATTAAACTTAAATAAATATTCATAATAAATGTTAATAATAATAACCAATATAGTTAAATATACGTTACTGTATACAGTAGATACAGTTAAATACAGTGTGAATATGAATTACTACTTTATAAGACAAAGAGATCAACAGTATTCTAATTGTCTTTACTTAAGTAAGATAAGTAAGAACTATAAATTAAATGATAATTATAGATCCTTTACTTTACCAGGACAAATAGAATATACTTTCTCTGAAGATTTATATAAACAGTTTAAGAAAGAAATAAATACAGTTAAATGACAGAATTTACTGCACTATGTTTAGTAGGTATGTTAGGATGTCTAGCTTATATCATACTAAATAAATTAACAAAATAATGTGCCCTAAGTACACGGGATCGTAGTACGTTCCACGCTTAAAGAAGTTACCATAAGGTAGAAGCGCACCAGGGAATCCTAATCGTAAGTAGGCTCAGTTTAGCTACCTTTCTGACGGTCTTTGGTTAAAAAAGGTAGCCCCTAAAACGGTATTACTATGGAAAAGAACGAACAAAAAAAAGCAGATAGAATTGAGTATGTTTTCAGGAATAAAACTTATATAGCTACTCCTGAGCTTAGTAAAGGTTGTTGTGTAGGTTGTGCGTTTGTTAATAATATGAACTGCGCTAACTTTAAAGATAGAATGGACATCTGCCATAAAGGATATATTTTTAAGCGTAAATTTAATCACATAGATGAGTAACCTTACTTTACTTACTGCGTTAATAGATATTATAAAGTAAATATTATGGAAGATAAAGTACTAGAAACAGTGGTAAACGGATTGGAATATAGTTTTGAAAAAGATATATTGGTAAAACCTTTAGCTCCTATCATGGTTACTAAAGAATATACAGAGCAAATCCCTACTGGGGAAAAGGACGAAGAAGGTTTTAATAAGTATGAAGTAAAGACTCATACTAAAGAAGTTGAATCAGATTTTGCAAAAGGTATTGTTCTATCTATTCCAATCGGTACTGATAGTACCATTAAGGTTGGTGATACTATAGTATACCCTAAGAAATTTGCTAAAGACTTTGATCTATTTAAAGACTCACAATTAGTTAAACCATACGACGTTGTAGCTAAAGTCGTTAAATAAGCTATCATTCATGATTGAATGTTTTATTTTAGAGTATTAAGTCGCTGCCCTGCCATCAAAGCAGGGCATTCTTTTTGCTATTACTTTACTAAACATTAATAAATGTTAAATATTTTAAACACTTTTTATATTAGTGCGTTTTAAGGGCATTATGGGAACAATAATAATAATACTTGTAAGTGTTATTGGCTTTGGTGCTCTTACTTATGCTCAAGGAAAACACGAAGGATACATTCAAGGCAGAATTGATGGGTATGAAGAGTGTAAGAAGAACTTTAACAGAATACAAGAATTTAAACAAAAGATATTAAATAAAAAGTTAGACATATGGAAGGATACAAAGTAATTAAGGATTTTAGCTTCGCTGAAAAAGGTGATGTGTTTACTAAAGTTGAAGATTTAAACTTGTGGGAACTTCAGAAATCTGAAGTAATATCAGATACAGAAACTTATACTTCAATGGCATTTGATTCTTCTACTATGGAAGAATTAGCTAACAAAGATTATGTAATTTGGTACAGTGAAGAAGCAGAAGAAAATGATAATGAGGACGAATGTGAATGCTGTTGTGATAAGTTAGAGAAAGTAAAAGAATACGTTAATACTTTGATTGATACATATACCAAAGATTATAACGAATTGATGAAGGATTATAATGAAGGCAATGTTCAACAGTGTGTTAAAGTAGAAGCAGAAACTGTATACCACAATTTAAATAAAGTTCTCAACAGTATTAAAGATTTGTTAGATGAATAAATTAGTAAAGACTGTTAATAAAGGCAATCTTTACTATGAATACCTTAACGCTTTAAATGGTATACTACAACTTACAAATAGGGAATTGGAGTTACTTACTAAGTTCGTTGAATTAGATGTGAACTTTACTCCAATACCTGGTGTAAGTAAAAATGTAGCCAATACTGACAATCGTAGAATGATTAAAAGTACTATGGGTATTACTCCTGATAACTTAAGTAGATATATAAGTAAGTTCAAGAAAGAGGGTCTTTTAGTACAGGGAAAAGCAGAAGATGAATTAGTAGTCAATAAGATACTAATTCCAGAGATAATAAAAGATAGGGTGCAAATAACATTAATACTAAGAGTAAATGAATAATAAAATAAATAATAAACATTTCTATATGATCTTTGACAATGGGCATATAGTACATGTAGAGAATAGAAGTAATAGGTTAGTACGATATTTTAGACATCTTTTTAACTTACGTTCTAATTTAAAATTAACTTCTTTCGTTCCGAAGAAACCTTACTCTAACAAAGAAATTAAAAAGTTATCTGATATATTATATAGAAATCGCGATTTAGATGAATCTGATATTGTAGTAATAATAAATTCTATTAGACCTAATACCATCAGAGAATCTTTAACAGAGTTAGAAACTAGTGAATATTATATAAATGCAACAGCAAAAAAAGATATCAATTTACTCAAGTCTGGCAAATAAATATAATTTACCTTATCCTGTTATAGAAGTAATATGCAATAGTCCATTTAAGTTTGCTAAAGAAGTAATGTCAAATGATGAAGATACTAAAGATATTATGTTTGCTTACTTATTTAAACTTAAATTAAAAAAGAGATATAAAGAAATAAAATGAGACAGTTTATTGAAGAATGCTTAACACCCAATTATAAAATTCACTGGTTAGATTCTATTTACTTTGATCCTGTATTACTTAACAATATACAGATGTATGTAGCAATTAGTGACAGTAGACTATTAAGAATATGATACTAAGAAAGTTTAATAATATATATCCTAGAACACTTTGGATAGCTATAGTAGAGAGTGAGGAAGATATACAGTTTCTATGCAAGAAGTTCTCTATATTAGAGATTACTCCAGAATTCAATAAGATACTAGAAAATGCTCAAGATGCAATGACCAATGCTTATCATGATGATGTAGTAGCTGAATGTAGACCTGTTATTCAAAACTTTAACTATTTTACTGGAATACTGTGTATAATATATAAGCCAGAGTTAGTAGATAGTGCTAACATAGCCCATGAATCTGTTCACATTTCTGACTATTACTTTGAAATTACAGGTATGAATAATGAAGATTTTTCAACTGGTGGCAATGAAGGATATGCTTACTTAGTTGGTTGGGTTGCTGGATGTTTTGTTAAAGTAATGAAAGAATATGGAAAGACAAAGTAAAGAAGATTCATTAGCTCTATGGGAGTTTGAGAAGAACAATACTAAACGATTAGGTTCTAATATCAGCGAAGAGTTAAGGGAATTAATGGAAGTTGCGGATAAGAAGATAAATGACTATTCGTTAACATATAATGAATTTCTAGATGACATTCTAGAAGGTTTAGCTAAACTAAAAGACACAGATAATATTGAAACTAGGCGGTTACAGATAAAAGGATTGTACAACTGTTTAACTAATAAGTATATTGAAGATGGAGAATGATGGTAAGAAATATGATTGTGGTAAAGTAAGAATGGATCTAGTTCCATTAGATGTAGTTGAGAATATTGGTAAGGTACTTACTTATGGAGCTCAGAAATACTCAGATAATAGTTGGCAAAACCTTCCAGATTTTTGGAAAAGATATAAAGCAGCATTACTAAGACATCTTACTGCTATAGACAAAGGAGAATTAATAGATCCTGAAAGTGGACTAC